GTATTCTTGCAAACAAACATTGAACAAACGATTCTTCGTAATATTCTAACCGATGAAAAGTATATGCGGAAAGTACTTCCGTTTATCAAACCAGATTATTTCCAAGGAGTCTATCGTACATTATTTAAAGAAGCTGGAAAATATGTAGCGAAATATAATAAACTTCCTACGTCAGAAACTCTTATCATTGAATTGCAAGAGTCTTCAAGTATGTCCAATGAACAGTTCCAAATGTCTATGGATATTGTTCCTCAGCTTTTTACTCACGAAAAAATAGACCATGACTGGTTGATTGACTCTACCGAAAAGTGGTGTCAGGATCGTGCTATTCATAATGCTATTATGGAATCCATTACGATTATCGATGGTAAACACGATAGTCTTACAAAAGGTGCACTTCCAGATCTTTTATCAAAAGCTCTTGGTGTTGCCTTCGATACAAATGTAGGTCACGATTATGTCGAAAATGCAGAACAAAGATATGAGTTCTACCACACCGAAGAAGACCGGATACCTTTTGATCTTGAGTACTTTAATAAAATTACAAAAGGCGGAGTCCCGAATAAGACTCTTAACATTGCTCTTGCTGGTACTGGTGTTGGTAAATCTCTTTTTATGTGTCATGTTGCTGCAAGCGCCTTGGTTGAAGGTCGCAATGTTCTTTATATAACAATGGAAATGGCAGAAGAAAGAATTGCTGAACGTATTGATGCGAACTTATTGAATGTGCCAATTGACCAACTTGATACAATGTCAAAAGACATGTTTACAACGAAAGTAAATAATCTTGCCAAAAAGACAACTGGTAAATTAATTGTAAAAGAATATCCTACTGGATCAGCTCATGCTGGTCACTTTCGCGGTTTACTCAACGAACTCAAACTGAAAAAGCAATTTGAACCAGATATTATCTTTATTGATTATCTCAATATCTGTGCAAGTTCAAGAATGAAAGCAATGGGAGGATCGATCAATTCATACACTTACATTAAAGCAATTGCTGAAGAGCTACGTGGTCTTGCAGTCGAGTTCGACCTACCGATCTTCTCTGCAACGCAAACGACTCGTTCTGGTTATAGTAACTCGGATGTTGGGCTTGAAGATACATCCGAGTCTTTTGGATTACCCGCTACAGCAGATCTAATGTTCGCTTTGATCTCGACTGAAGAGTTAGAACAAATGAATCAAATGATGGTTAAACAATTGAAGAATAGATATAATGATCCAACTCAACATAAACGATTCGTGATTGGTGTTGATCGATCTAAAATGCGATTGTTTGATGTAGATGAAAACGACCAAACATTAACAGATGATACACCTGTTTTTGATAAAACAGAAACAGGAAAAAGATTTGAGGATTTTAAACTATGAACGTAAAATTAATTAGTTACAGTAAACCACCAAGAATGTTACAAATTATAGAGGAGTTACACCCACATGGAGATAACCTCGAAGAACTCGTCGCGTATTGCGCCCGTGTATCCAATCCATCGAATCAAAACAACTCAGCAACATCTTCAAAACTTTTGCGGTATCTCGCCAGGGAAAAACATTGGTCTCCGTTTGAAATGGTTTCTGCTTGCCTCGAGATAGAAACAACAAGAGATATTGCTCGTCAGATACTACGTCATAGATCATTCTCATTTCAAGAGTTTTCTCAAAGATATGCTGATCCAACTAAAGATCTCGATATTGCTCATCTCAGAGAAGGACGATTACAAGATACAAAGAATAGACAAAATAGTATTGAAAGTGATGATGCTGATCTTCAACTTGAATGGCTGAAGAAACAATCAGAAGTTATTTCTGCAGCGAAAAATAGTTATCAATGGGCTATAGATAATGGTATAGCAAAAGAACAAGCAAGAGCAGTACTACCTGAAGGTACGACTGGTTCTCGACTTTATATGAATGGAACACTCAGATCATGGATGCATTATATTGAATTACGATCTGGCAATGGTACACAAAAAGAACATCGAGAAGTTGCAATCGAATGTGGTAAAGTGTTATCAAAAATATTTCCAATCATGGAGGAGTTTATTGAACTACAATCCTAATTTCAAATTAAATCCTGAGGATATTGATTTAATTGAAAAATCATTAAGAGTGATGATGCAGTATGGAAATAAAGAAGAATGTATAAAACTTCTTGGTAAATTGCACCATCAAAAAAGATGGTATCGCCCGAAGGATGGTATATACGTAAGTGGCTAAAATTTCAAATATGACATTAACTCAATATAGAGAAACAAATTGGAGATGTTGGGCTGTCAAAGGCAGACTATGCCCTGAACATTGGTCCGAAAAAGCTCTATGGTCTATATATCATGACTACGGAAACCGAATGTGGGAAAACGAAGAAGCGACATATACAGCCCCGGAAGGTTTTGACAAAGAATTTAACAAACGGGTTATTGGCAATCCAATACTTCATGGTCACGTCAATGACCCGAACTCAACACTCACCAGGTTTTTTAATAGCCTACAACAAGGAAGGGATAATGATGATTAAATCATCTATCAAAGGGTTGACAGCCTTAATACTGTCATTCTTTTTAATTGCTACGGCAAATGCTGATCCAGTAAAAGTTGGATTTGTTTACATTGGTCCAGTTGGAGATCATGGTTGGACATACAGACACGATGTTGGAAGGCAGCAAGTAGAAGAAGCATTAGGCGATCAAGTCGAAACTTCTTTTATTGAAAATGTTCAATATGGTCCACAAGCAAATCAGGTATTCAGAGAGATGGCAAAGACACATGATATTGTGTTTGGAACATCATTTGGATATATGAACGATATGATGAAAGTAGCAAAGGATTTTCCAGATGTAAAGTTTGAACATGCGACTGGCTATCTGCAAAGTGATAATCTAGCATCATATGGTCTTCGTCTTTATCAAGCAAGACACGTACAAGGTATTATTGCTGGTATGATGACAGAGACAAATAAGATTTGTTATGTTGGTGCTTTCCCTATACCTGAAGTCATTCGTGAAATTAACACATACTATCTTGGCGCAAAGAAGATGAATCCTGATGTTGAACTTATTGTTACTTGGGTAAACACTTGGTATGATCCAGGTAAGGAATCACAAGCTGCTGCTGTGATGTTAGCAGAAGGTTGTGATATGGTTGCTCAACATACTGACTCTCCTGCTCCTCTACAAGAGGCACAAAAGCAAGGCAAGTTAGGTTTTGGTCAAGCATCAGATCAGTATAACTTTGCACCTAATGCACAACTTACAGCAACAATCGATAACTGGGGCCCATACTATATTCGTAAAGTACAAGCTGTTATTGATGGTAATTGGGAAACAGGTAACTACTTTGGTCATATGAATGAAGATGCTGTACAGATGGCACCATTCACAAATATGCCAGATGATGTAGCTGCAAAAGCTCAAGAGATTAAAGACGCAATCTCTGCTGGTGAATACTTTGCATTCACTGGACCTCTCTATGATAATGAGGGTAATTTACAACTTGCCGATGGTGAAGTTGCAAGTGACGATCATTTGAATCAGATGATGTACTATGTCGAAGGTATTAACGCAAAGGTTCCTAACTAAGATGATACCAGTAATAGATTTAAAAGCAAAAGACGCTTTAGATCGTATTGACGAAGCCTACACAACAGTAGGCTTCGCAGTGTTTACTAATGCACTCGATCGACGTCGTCAAGAACTTATGAATAATTGGTTTGAACAAGCCAAACTATTCTTTGATCTAAGTTTAGTCGAAAAGAAAAAATATACTTACCAAGCAGAAAACAATCTTGGATATAGTATTGTTGGAGCAGAACATGTAGATCCAGATGCTCCTTCCGATATGAAAGAATCCTATAACTATAACGATACAAGAATGCCAGAAAAACTCTGGCCAGATAATAATTATCTTTTTAAAGGTTGTGCTCTTAGATCAATCAAAATAGCTGATGAGTTAACACTTCGCATTTTATCACACTTTGATGAAATATTAGATAGTGGTACTACACTTGTAGATGCACATCAAAATCCTTATAATACTACTCGTATCATACACTATCCATCATATACAGGTGAACTTAAACCAAAACAAATGCGTATCGGAGAACACTCTGATTATGGTACTATTACTCTCCTCTGGCAAATCAATGATGTACCTGGATTAGAAGTGCAAGATCTAAAAGGTGATTGGCATTCAGTTCCGTATGCAGAAGATGGAGTAGTTGTCAACATTGGTGATCTATTACAAAGATGGACTAACGACTATTTCGTAAGTACAAAACATCGTGTTGTGAATTCTCATATACATCAGGAAAGATATAGCATGCCGCATTTCGTAGATCCCACTCCTGGAACTATGATAACTAATCTACGAAATGAACCTGCCAAATATGAGCCAATCGAATCAAAAGAATATTTGATGTGGCGATTAGCACAAAGTTATTAATTTTTTTTCATTGGACGCACTTTGGCTGCTGGGGCAGGGATCGAACCTGCAAGACTATTGTCACACGATTAACAGTCGTGCGTGTTTACCTATTTCACCACCCAGCAATAATTCTACTGAGTATCTAAAGCAGCAATCATCCTTGTCATACCGATACCACCACCAACACGTGGGAAGAAATCAAACTTCAAAAACTCTTCTAATTCGTTTACGACTCTTTCTTTTCCAAACAAGTCAAATAATAGATTCGCATAAGCACCTTCTGTGATTGTATGAAAAGTATCTCTCATTTGTTCAACATCGGTTGATCTTTCAGCAGAACCAATTGTTTCCATTCCACCAAGTATGACATCAATCTTCTTTGATGTTTCTCCGCCATCATTTCTACTCATATTCCAAAATGGTGAGGTAAACTCAGGGAAGTCTGTGATCATTGTAGAACCAAATAAATCAAACATTGCATTTTCATGTTCTGCTTCCATTTCTGTATCAGCACTTAATCCAAAATGTTGTTGCCATTCGGAATATGTCTTTTCTGTAGGAGAATCGAACCCAAGATAATTACAAAGTTGATATTCCATTTGTTTAAGATCATCTATAGTTCCTGGCATTTCAAATTCAAACATAGGAAAAATAATGTCGTGTCTTCCTGGTATCGCATTTGGTTCTTGCCTATACGAAGTGGAGACACAAAAGAATCCCTTTGATTCGGGTGAGGAGAGTAATTCATGTTCTAGCCACATTTGACCTGTTTGTGGGAGAGGCCATACTTGTCCGGCATAGTTATATGTTGCTACATTAAATGGATCTTCACATGCTGCAAGTATTGATAATCTATTTTGAGTATGTACCTCAAGAAACCCTTTGTCTAAAAAAAAGGCCCTTAAAAGGCCTACGGTCTCTGTAAATTTCTGTGGTGATATCAGTTGTGTCATTTTTCTTCCTTTTCATTCAAATTATACTATCTATACATTTTTTTAGATAAAAATGCAATTAATTCAAAATTAATTAAAAAAAGGGTTTACAATCCTAAGAAGCTATGGTACAATAGTAGTATAATAAGAAAGAGGAGAAAAAAATGACTTATAAATTAAATA